CGTCGATGGCTACTGTATGAAGCAGTACATCCATCTCCGGCGTTAGGAGGATACTTATGGAGAAAACCGAAAGTATCCTGGTGTCCATCAAGAAGCTGTTGGGCATTGATGCGGAGTACAAGCATTTCGATTCCGACCTCATCATGCACATCAATTCTGTGTTTTCTATCTTGACACAGTTGGGCGTCGGGCCGTCCAGCGGTTTCTCCATCACCGGCGACAGCGAGACGTGGTCGGAGTTCATCGACAAGGAGACGCAGAAGTTCTCGCTCGTCAAGTCCTATATGCATCTTAAGGTCAAGCTCCTGTTTGATCCACCGCTTGGCACCGCTGTCATCCAGTCCATTGACCGGCAGATCAGCGAGTTTGAGTGGCGGCTTTCTGTTGTCGCTGACCCGGAAGATGACAACCGAGGAGAGGAGGAAATTCAAAATGGATGAAAACGTGATGCAGCACCATGGCATTAAGGGCCAGAAGTGGGGCATCCGAAGGTTCCAGAATACCGATGGGTCTCTCACCGCAGCCGGAAAACGGCGCGTCGCTAAGATTCAGAAGCGCACTGATTCTAAAAATCGGGGAACCCTGTCTGATGCCCAGCTCAAGTCCAAAATCGAGCGGCTTCAGATGGAGAAGCAACTTCACGAGCTGACGAACCAAGAGGTAAACTCCGGCAAGGTCTACGCTCAGAAGATCATGAAGGATGTCGGGAGTAGAGTCCTGACAACCGTTGCGACCGGGGCCATTTTATACGCCGGAAAGGCGGCCGTATCCGGGTCGTTCGACAGCAAGGAGTTTGCCAACGCCATCTTTAACGGCGGCCCGAAGAAAAAGTAGGTGAGCTGATGGCACTGTCAAACACTGCGGTTCCCCGCTACTATGGCGCTTTCCGGGAAGCGGTGATACGAGGTGAAATTCCGGTATGTAAAGAAGTCTCGATGGAGATGAACCGGATTGACGACCTTATTGCTAACCCCGGAATTTACTATGACGACAAAGCCGTTGAGGGATGGATTAAATACTGTGAGGCTGAATTGACCTTGACTGACGGTTCCGACCTCCATCTGTTAGACAGCTTTAAGTTGTGGGGGGAACAGGTGTTTGGTTGGTATTACTTTGTCGAGCGGTCTGTGTATGAGCCTAACGCTGATGGACATGGCGGCCACTATGTCAAGAAGACAATCAAGAAGCGGCTCATCAATAAGCAGTATCTGATTGTCGGTCGCGGTGCTGCAAAATCGCTTTATGACTCATGCGTACAGTCGTATTTCCAGAACATTGACACGACCACTACAGATCAAATCGTCACAGCTCCAACCGTAAGGCAGTCAGAGGAGGTTTTGACACCAATCAAGACTGCTATTACCAGAGCCCGAGGTCCACTGTTTCAATTTTTAACCGAGGGTTCGCTTCAGAATACCACAGGCTCAAAGGCAAACCGCGTTAAACTGGCGTCAACTAAGAAGGGCATCGAGAATTTTATCACCGGGTCGGTTATACGAATCATACCCATGTCTATCGACAAGTTGCAAAGTCTTCGTTGTAAAATCGCAACTGTTGACGAATGGCTTTCCGGCGATATCCGAGAAGATCCTATTGGCGCTATAGAGCAGGGTGCGTCCAAAAACGACGATTGGTTGATTACCGCCACAAGCTCAGAGGGTACAGTCCGAAATGGAGCTGGCGATACAATCAAAATGGAGCTCATGGACATTCTTAAGGGTGAGTACATCAATCCTCATGTTTCAATCTGGTGGTATAAACTGGATTCGGTAGACGAGGTAGCTTACCCTGAGATGTGGATGAAAGCCAACCCAAACATTGGGAAAACGGTTACCTACGAAACCTATCAGTTGGATGTCGACAGAGCGGAGAAAGCCCCGGCTGCTCGTAATGACATCCTGGCAAAGCGGTTTGGCCTTCCGATGGAGGGGTATACCTACTACTTTACCTACGAGGAGACACTCCCCCATCCCCATAGGAGCTTTTGGCAAATGCCGTGTGCTCTCAGCGGAGATCTCTCGCAAGGAGATGATTTCTGTTCCTTTGTATTTTTATTTCCATTGCGAAACGGACGTTTTGGAGTAAAAACTCGAAACTACATTTCCTCACGCACTCTGAACAAACTCCCCGCCGCCATGCGGATCAAGTATGAGCAATTCATGAAAGAGGGCAGCCTTATCGTTCTTGAAGGGACAGTTCTCGATATGATGCAGGTCTATGAGGATTTGGACGAGCACATCGTTCAATGCAGCTATGAAGTGTGCTGCTTTGGGTACGACCCGTACAACGCCAAGGAGTTTGTGGAGCGTTGGGCCGCTGAGAACGGCCCCTACGGGATTGAGAAAGTTATCCAAGGTGCCAAGACAGAGTCCGTTCCTCTCGGCGAACTCAAGAAGCTGGCCGAGGATCGGATGCTTATCTTCGACGAGGAACTCATGACCTACGCTATGGGGAACTGTATTACGATGGAGGACACCAACGGAAACCGAAAACTGCTGAAGAAGCGGTACGAGCAGAAAATCGACGCTGTCGCGGCGATGATGGACGCTTATATCGCTTATAAGCATAATCCTGACGCATTTGAGTAAATAACCTGTTCTGCCGTAGGCCAATTAAGGTCTGCGGAAATTTTTTTGCTTAAAGGAGGTGGTGAGTTCCGAATGGAAATGGCGCTTGGCTCCAGGCTGAGACACGCCTGGAATGCGTTCCGCAATCGTGATTCCTCGATTTTCTACCGACCCATCGGCCCCAGCTATTCTTATCGTCCCGACCGGCCTGTTTTCAGTCGCGGTAATGAGAGGTCAATCGTTACTTCCGTTTATAACCGTATCGCACTGGACGGTTCGTCTATGAATGTTCAGCACGTCCGGCTGGACGAGGAAGGCCGCTTCAAGGAAGTTATCGACTCGGGTTTGAACAACTGTCTGACCCTTGAGGCAAACATTGACCAGACTGGCCGGGCCTTTTTCCAGGACATCATTATGTCCATGCTGGACGAAGGCTGTGTTGCCATCGTTCCGGTGGATACGACGTTTGATCCGTCTACAACGGGCGCGTTTGACATCAACACGATGCGGACAGGCAAAATCCTGGAGTGGTATCCCCGGCATGTAAGGGTTCGTGTCTACAACGACCAAAAGGGCGAGAAAGAGGACATCCTGGTGCCTAAGAGCACCGTAGGAATCGTGGAGAACCCGTTCTACTCGGTGATGAACGAGCCCAACTCCACTATGCAGCGTCTGATTCGGAAGCTCAACATTCTGGACGCTATCGACGAGCAGAGCGGCTCTGGAAAGCTCAACCTCATCATCCAGTTGCCATATGTCATTAAGACAGCAGCAAGACGTCAGCAGGCGGAACAACGCCGTAAAGATATCGAGGAGCAGTTGTCCGGTTCCAAGTATGGTGTCGCGTACACCGATGGAACGGAGCATGTGGTCCAGCTGAATCGGTCCGTTGACAACAACCTCATGAGCCAGATTGAGTACCTGACGAGTATGCTTTACAGCCAGTTAGGTCTCACTCAGAGCATCATGGACGGTACTGCCGACGACAAGACGATGTTGAACTACATGACCAGGACGATTGAACCCATCCTCGCCGCCATCGTTGACGAGATGAAGAGGAAGTTCCTCACTAAAACCGCTCGGTCACAGAAACAGTCCATCTTGTTCTTCCGAGACCCGTTCAAGCTGGTTCCTGTCAATGACATCGCTGAAATCGCCGACAAAATGACCCGCAACGAGATCATGACATCGAACGAGATCAGAGGAAAGATTGGCATGATGCCGTCTAAGGACCCGAAGGCGGACGAGCTCCGGAACAGCAATCTCAGCGCACCGGCTGGGAGCGAACCCAAGACCCCGATCGACGCATCATCAACACCGAAGGAGGAGTAAGTTCAAAATGGACCCCAATATTAACTATGACTTTAGTGGCTGGGCTACCCGAAACGACCTCGAATGCACTGATGGCCGTACCATTAAGAAAGGCGCATTCGCGCACTGCGACGGGAAGAAGGTCCCTCTGATCTGGGATCACAATGTCAACAGCCCTGACAACATCTTTGGCCACGCCTATCTGGAAAACCGCCCGGAGGGCGTGTACTGCTACGGCGTGCTCAACGACTCGGAGAGCGCCGCCGCCGCGAAGCTTCTGCTGAAGCACGGCGACATCTTCGAGGTGAGCCTCGTTTCGGCAGGAGCCAATCCCGGGGCATTTATTGACTTTGTCGATTTGGCCCACGGTGACGGTTCTGACTGTACTGTCTACAACCGCCGTATATACCATGATCGGTATGATGGCCACCCAGGACGATCCCGAGCCCGATCAGAAGCCCGATGACAAGGGAACACCCGATGGTCAGAAATCTGATGACTCTAAAGGAGGAGACAAACCCATGAGGCACAATAGACCTCTTGCGAAATAAAATTTACACCCGAAAAATTGTTCTGAAATTCTTGGGCTCTATAGCCTGCTGGACGGGAAATATCAGACAAAATATCCGCAGGTTTTTATTTTCG